CGCCCTTTATCTGGCAAAATCTGATAACGGCGGAATGAGAGGAACTCATTCACGCTGGCAGCAAATTGCTCCATCGTGAACGTATTTTCCCGTTCTATCAAATCTTCAATATAATTGAAATATCCGCTTACCGCCCGCTCCAGTTGCCGAATTTCTTTCTCTTGCAGATAGTTCTTGGCAACAGAAACATCAGATTTCAATATACGCCCAATGGGCGAATGTTTCCAAGTAGTCAGTCCCATATGCTTTTTTGTATGGTCAGCCTTACTGTAAATTATTTCAGCAGCAGTTTGTCCGGTAATTGCAAAATGGAAACGATTTTGTATCATTGCATAAAAATCATGCGTTGTCGGCGAAAACTTGTCATAATCGACGCTGCACTCCGCGTATATATCTGTTATCTGCTGCCATACTCGGCGTTCACTGGTACGAATAGAACGTACACGTTCGAGTAATTCACGGAAAGACTGTTTCGGAGAGCAATGCAGACCGCAAGCGGTTGGCTAATGAGATTGCCAATGCTGCACAGAACAAGGTTGCGGTAACAGGCATTGAAGATGAGGTGGATATCAAAACCTTCACAATGTCCAACTCCGAGAAGATTTATACCGGTCTTATTGAGTTTGTCAATAGCGAGGTTGCAAACCTTGTGCTCGGCTCGGAATCAATGGCCGGTGGTATGCAGTCCTATGTAGGTTCTACAAAGGCTCATCAAGACATCTTCCGTGAGCGTATCGAGGTCTATCGCCGATATATTGAGAACATAATGAACGAGGAGATTGTGCCTCGTCTTGTGGCTATGGGTTATATCCCGACGGATTTGGAGTTCAAGTACTCGAACCGTATCGATATGAACAACGAGGACCGCATCAAACTCTACTCGCTTATTACCGACAAATATGAAGTGGCAGCAGATGAGATTGAGAAGGAGTTCGGTATCAATGTCGGCAAGCAGCTCAATGTAATGTCGGGTATCAGAGGCACGGGAGGCGTTGCACCCGGTATGAGTCACAACGATAGAGGCATTATGAGCGATGATGAATATTATCGCCGCTATGGCAGACCGCGAGGTACACAGGTAGCAAATTTTCTTCGGGGAGCGAAGTCGTAGCCCAGCTTCCGCTCCCTGACATCGTAGCAGAAAAGGGGCAAAAGAGTGAAACGCAAAAGAAGTACGAGGTTATCCGTGATGCGTTCCGCAGATTGATTGACCATTGGAAGAACAGTGCTGAGAAAGAGGACATAATCGAGGATATTATTACGCTGCGTTGCTCATTCCTGATAGACCGTGCTTTAAGAGGCCTTCGAATAGACTTTGAAGAGGCTTTGAATATACTTCGCAATCACAACAACTTCACAACGGAGCGAGAGCGACAGCAACACGAAATACTCGTTGCCGCCATCGACAACCTAATAGACTTTTCAGCATACGAGGAGATGTCGATGATTAGCGAACTGCCCGAAGATGTTGACTCGGAGTGCTTGTCGGACTACGAAATTCTTTGTGAGCAGTACAACCTCATTTATGCCGAAGCGGAGAATGAGCAAGTATTCTTTGCAGCAAAGATGGCTGCGTGGTGGATAGCGGTAAGTGCAGAGTCAGTGGTTACCTATATGACGCAGGGAGACGAGCGCGTGCGTCCGTGGCATCTCTCCCTTGAAGGGGTATCCTATCGCAAATCAGAGTTTCCTCCGGAACTGATACCGCCTATCGAATGGGGCTGTCGCTGTTACTTGGTCGCTGATGGCTTTGCATCGGTAAGGGCGTCGATGAATCACGACAGGTATCTTTCAATGGTTGATCCCATATTCCGAGAGAGTCTTGCAATGGGTGGCAGAATCTTTACCGATGCCCACAGATACTTTAGGCAAACTTTGCCACAGTATGCACAACGGATTGCCAAACGCTTAAAATCGAAATTCTATGACCAAGATAACGCTTGACCAGTTCTGTGCACATTGGGTTACGGGTAAGTACTACCACCAAATGGGAAACAAACTCTACTATAATTCACAGGATTTTGTAACGGCAGCAGGAGAATATGCCAAGCAACAGTTTCAGGCATCATTTGAAAACGGAGGATTCAATGGTAAAAAATGGCCTGCCCGCACATCTAAGTGGGGAAAGAAGTTTACCCATCCTACAATGATTGACAGCGGAACTCTCTCCAAAAGCATTAAGGGCGAAAGGGGCAAAACCACAAACTTCGGCAAGCTGCACGGCAGAGGCGGCTTTCGTAGAAGTGCCCGATACGACATCTGGACAACGGAGACAAGTACCTACATCAAGGGGAAACGGGGCAAGAAACGAGGCAAGTATAAAAACTATGCTGCGGTACATAATACCGACCCTAAGTTTGGGCTCTACACAGTCAATCAATACTCCTCGCGCCGACCGGTACATCGTCAGTTTATAGGCTTTTCGCCAAGTATTGAAGACCACATAAATAGTTTGGTAGATATGATTTTTGAAGGATTTCCGAAATGATAAAAGATAAACACCCAAAGCCACAAACAGAAGAACATACACCGCCTACTGAGAGTGTACAAGAGCAGGTGGCTGAGAATCCTTTTGTGAATATGTATCAAGCGGTACGCAGAGCGATATTGACCATACGAGAGAATCCCGATGATGCCACATCGCCTGCATTCTTCAAGACCATCGCCATAGACAATGGACAATTCTCCCGTCTTATCCGCAGCGAGAACTTGGAGTATGAGGTGGCATTTCCCGCCGTGTTCATTCACTTCGTAAATGTCCGCTACCTCGTGGCACAACAGCGTATTGGCGAGGGACGGGCCACGATGCGTGTGCGTTTTATCCTCAATACCCTCAATAACTCCGATTCGGAGCGAGAGAGCGACCCCTTCATTGTCTTCCAGCGACTCAATGTGGCGATACAGGATGCCAAGAATCACGAGCCTGCTCTGAATGAGCGATGCAATCTCACCTACTTCGATATGCCACTCACGACCAATATGCTTCAAGCATACTGGGTGGATTATGAGGTGTGGTTTAGGGAGTATTCAGCGTGGAAGTACCGCGATTGGGTAAAACGATATCTTGTTATGCCACCATTTACCCGGCATAGCGATGCTCCGCAGCACGACACCGAGAACCACGGGCGACACGCCAGACCAACATACGATGAGGCAACGGGTTTTGAGCCTTCTGTGGAGATGGAGAATGAAGAAAATTCAGAAGAATAAACCTTTTTGTAAAAGCAACACTACTCTTATTCAAAAGAGAGTTCACAATAGATATAAATTCACTTCAATATGTGGTCGGTGAGGTTAAGGCAGATACTCTCGCCACCATTCGGTTCTTCGGTCGCGTGACCGAGGAGAACACCTCTCGTTTCAATGACGAGTTCGATTTCTTGGAGAATGTAATTCGCCCTTCGTGCATACGCGTACTTATTAATTCTGAAGGCGGCAGCGTACTTTATGGTAGTCAGCATACTCAACTATCGCTAACTCGAAGACAGATACCGAGTGCGTCATCGAGGGTGTGGCAGCCTCGATGGCCTCCATTATCTGGGCTGCAGGAAAGCGCTCGATGATGCGAGACTATGCCATACTGATGATTCATAACCCAATGATGCCGGGCGATGATGACGATGTGGACACTTCGGATATGGTCAAAGCCTTCACCAAACAAATCGAGACCATCTACCGCAAACGCTTTGGACTGAAAGCCGAGCATGTACGAATGATTATGGATGGCAAGGCAGGAAGAGACGGCACCTACTTCGATGCCCAGGCTGCTGTTAAAGCGGGTATCATCCCGGCAGAAAATGTAATCCACACATCGAAACAGCTATGCGAAAAGGTACAAAGCGAAGTGGCTGCGATGACCGATATGACGGCAATTCAAGAGTTGATGAGCCGTGTCAGTGCAGAAAATAAACTTTTTGAAAACACCATTCCTACTTTTAAGCAAACAGTAAATGATATGGCTAACGAAAGCAAAACACAAGGATTCGAGTTCGGGGCTATTGCAGCCTCGCTCGGTATGAAAGACAGTGATGTCAAAGATGTAATGGCTCGCATTTCCGAGCTGGCAACCATCGAGTCGAAGTACAAGGAGGCGGAGAAGTCGCTCAGCGATGCACAGACCGTCATTGCAGGCAAGGAGGCAACCATCCAGAACTTGCAGAAGGGACTCTCTACGGCTACCGCGAAACTCACAGCCTTTGAGAAGGAGGAGAAAGAGGAACTTGCGGCACGCATTGAGACTTTGGTCGAGGACGCAATTAAAGCAGGCAAGATTGACCGCGAGGCAAAGGCCGAGTGGGTTAAGATGGCCGAGTCGAACCTCTCGCTTGCCGAGAGTACGCTCTCTTCAATTCCCGCACGAGAGAAGATTTCCGAGGAGATTGCCAAGGACCCCGACAATGTGCGGGCTGCAGCTTCGGCAACCAAGACCGCAGAGCAGATGATGGCCGAGAAGGTCAATGAAGTTGTCGGCACTGACTTCAAATTTAAGAAGATGCAGTAACAGGACATCGCATATCATCAATTGATTTGCCGGAGGCAGTGAGTGCCTCGCGTGGATATCGGTATCCGCCAGTCGGCTGAGATTCAACAACGAAACAAGTAAACTCAATCGAAACGAAATGGCTGATACAGTAAACTTTCTTCAAAATGGGTATAATGGCGAAGTCCTTGAGGATTTGCTGACCTATACCGCACAGGGTAATGACACCTTCCGCGAGGGTCTTATTCACATCAAGAGTGGCATTCAGCATAAATATACACTGCCTGCCGTCAAACTTGGTGACATTATTCAGGATAATGTGCCTACTTCTACATCTACACACGGTGCAAAGGGTGCCAACGGTGAGAATGGATATCAATTCACCGAGCGTCACTTGGAGCCTTCCGACTTTATGGTCTACTTGGAGTTCAATCCTCGTGACTACGAGAAGTATTGGAAGTTCGCACAGCCCGAGGGCAATCTCGTCTTCCGCGAACTCGATCCTAAGATTCAGGCCACGATGCTCCGACTTCTTATGGATAAGAAGAACGAGTATATCGGCAATGCAATCTGGACCGGTGCCAAAGGCGGGGAGGCTGCAGCAGGCATCACGGCGCCCGCAGGTTGTACCAAGATTGGAGCAAACAAGGAGAAGTATTTCGATGGCGTGATGAAGCGTATCATCGATAACGTGAACGCCACTGATGCCGCAACTATTGCAGGCGGTCAGTGTATCGTGTCGGGTAACACAGAACTTACCGATGGCGCCGCTGTCGAGGCTGCTCTCTACGCTATGTGGAAGAAGTGTCCGAAGCAGATTCGCAAGAAGAACTCTCTTGTGTTCGTAATCGGCTGGGACGCTTGGGATGCATACGACCAGTATATCTCCGACAAGCAGGTGAAGTACTCGGAGAACACCGAGGTCAACCGCTATCGCTTCAAGGGCAAGCGTATCATTCCTATCGTGGGTATCCCTGACCATACAATTGTCTTGGGCGAGTTCTCGACAGGTATGGATTCTAACCTCTGGATGGGTGTGGACTATGCCAACGACACCGAGGTGTTGAAAGTAGACCGCTTGCAGGCCAACTCGGAGCTCTTCTTCTTCCAGATGCGTATGAAGATGGATGTCAACATTGTCCGTCCTGCCGAGATTGTAGTACACACGGCTTACACCAAAACAGCATAACACGCCTTTCATCTGATTTTATGTCTCACCCGGGGAGTGGAGTTATAGCCCCGCTCCCCAAATTTTTATTCGACAACTATGGCAAAGAAAATCAATACGGAGGAGGCTCCGAAAACCGATGAGCAGGTTACCTATGCAAATGAGGCAGATACAGCAAAGTGCGAGGGTATCACCGAAGAGCAGGTCCAGACAAAGACAGAACAGACTGCTGAAACAGTCGCAGAAACACAGGAGAAGGCGAATCCGCATATCCTCGAACTGCTGAAAAAGTTCCCCGCCTATGAGTCGCTTTACATCGACACTCACGATGGTACATACGCACCCAACACACCTGCAGCCATTCGTGGCGAGGCGGTGCTCTACAAAAACCCTTATTTCAACGAACTAAAAAAGAACGCATAGCATATGGCTCTTGGAAATGTATTCATTAAAGATGTAGATGGCAATATCCCGTATGACACAGGTTCGTCCAACGAGAAAATCACGGGTTTGCTATTCGATGTGTCCTTACAGCCTACGCTCTTCACCGAAGGGTATGGCAAGACCAATGTGGCAAAACTCAAATTAGGCGATGTATGTTATATCACCTCGTTCAAGTCGGCAGTAAACGACTTTGGTATTATTGAGCGTGTGGAGGCTACCGAAGATGAGGAGGCAAATGTAAACTTCCTACACGGCATCCCTGCATACCATATTCGAGAGTTCTTCCGTATGGCAGGAAGTGTAAACACTGCCGGAAAACTCTATGTGATGTTTGCCGATTGCTCTGCTAACTGGGACGCATTGGAGGTTATGCAGCGTGCCGCAGGCGGTATGATTAACCAGATTGGTATCTGGACCGAGCAACCTCTGTGGAAGGCAAACGGCTCTATGGAGAGCTATAGCCTGAACCTTGTTAAGGGACTTAATGATGTGGCTGTAGGTCTTGCTGAGCAGAATCAACCTCTCT